ATCCATTCTCGCAATGGTCGCCAGAGGATATACAGCGCTCTTACAGCCCAGAGCAAATACAATTGTTAGACATGGTTAAACAATACTTAGGAGTTAAATAATGCCGCTTAAAAAAGGTAGTAGTGACATGACAGTTTCATCCAATATCAGCAAAATGGTGAAGGAAGGTCGCCCTCAAAAGCAAGCTATCGCCATTGCATTACGCACCGCTGGTAAACCACAACCCCGTCAATCTAGAAAAGGAACTCGATAATGGAAAATGAAAAGCAAATGCAACCCATAGAGGATCGCAACAAGTCTGCCCGTCAAATGGAGAGAGAAGGTGGCGAGCGTGAAGCTGCTGCTGGTCGTATGTACTCCGATGCAGCCATGAAGCGTGATGCCATGAAGAAGGCTTCTGGTCGCAAGATGAAGCGTTAATGGCTAAGAAGAATCCTAGTCTGTCTGTTGGGCGTGGAGAGAAGCTATCTGTAAAGGCTGGCGCTGGCTTGACTGCTAAAGGTCGAGCCAAGCTAAATCGAGCTACAGGCAGCAATCTCCAAGCACCAGCACCTAACCCCCGCACCAAGTCAGAAAAAGGGCGTAAGGCATCATTCTGCGCTCGTATGGCTGGAGTTGTGCGTAAGGCTAAAGGACCAGCGACTAGGGCTAAAGCATCGTTAAGGAGATGGAAGTGCCGATAAAGAAGGGTTTGTACTACAACATCAATAAGCGCAGAGAGAAGGGCTTACCGCCTAAAGAGCCAGGACAGAAAGGCTATCCAACCAAGGAAGCCTTTGTCCGTTCCGCTAAGACTGCCAAGCGCAAGACTAAGCGCTGATATAGCTCATTACGCCTTGACCTAGATTATGAACATCCTGGTCTTGGCAAATAAGTAGATCAAGGTAATACATAGTTACTTGGGATTTGCCGTGTTTCATTCGATCAACATACGAGTTTAAGGTGTTGACCATATCCCAATCTTTTGTAAATCCAATCAGGCAACCAAAGTTGTCAAACATCCAGATATTGTTATATCCAAGTTCTGATAGCTTTTGATTCATTGCGTAGTATTTAGCGTATTGATCGGGCAATTTAAAATCTTCTTCAATGTAGATGGGTGGCTTTTGGCTAAACGAGTAACTGTCAATAACATCCCAATCGTAGCCATCCACATCAATCTTGAGTAAGCCAATATCCTTGACCTCAAACTGCTCGATTACCTTATCTAGTAATTTATATTGCGTACCAATCTTAGCCCGATCTACCTGAACCCTGTTGCTGATTTGCAACACATTCTTATGCAAGTGCTTTAGGTGCTTATCCTCTGGCTCAATGCACACAAACTCTAGGGATGGATTCTTTACGCCCATGGCTACCGCTAACGCACCACAGTTCGCACCAACATCCACCACCGTACCCTCGAGGTAACTGGCTAAGTGTGGCAAGAAACGGTCATACAAACGGTACTTCTCCTGGTACACCGCCACTAAGTTCTCATCATTAAACTCTAATTTCTTACCTTCTACTGTATGTATTTTCATGGTTATTCCGATGGGGTAAGTTGACCTTCAAAGGCGTAAGTACCGATATGGGATAGCTGACACCAAGGCGCTGCATACACTTGACCTCCCGCTTCACGCCAAATACGGCAAAAGTGATAATCCTCAGAGAGCAGACGATTAGTGCCTGGCTCAATGGAAGTAGTAAAGAACTCTTTGATCGGTTCAGAATGTTGCATCTTGCCACCCAAATCAACCACATCATTGGAGTAGCTTGGTACTGATTCTCCTAGCTTATCAAAGACGGAACGCTTAATCAGCATAAAGCCTGTACCGCCATTGAATATCTCGACTGGCTCTCCCACGGGTACGGTGACTTCGCCAACATAGTTCACTAGGTTTACAACAAAGCTACCCGTATGGCTTTTAAGCTGATCGAATGGCACACCACGATCCATGGCAGCCTTGACCGAGTGCCAGTTAATCTCCTTCTTAGGGTAGATACCGCATAGTATGTCCTTATCAGCTCGGATCATGTGGATTACATCGGAAGCCCTAAAATTAATGTCGGCATCAATGAACATCAAATGGCTACAATCCGTCTTTAAAAAGCTATGGGTTAATGAATTTCTAGCTCTGGTGATTAGGCTTTCATTAAACATAAAGCTAAAATCTGCATCCACGCCATTAGACTGGCAAGTGGTTAATAGTTGAATGATGGCTTGGGTGTAAAACCCAGCGCACATTCCACCATACATGGGTGTAGCTATAAAAATCTTAGGCTTCTTCTCGTTCTCTTGCATTTTTAAATTCCTCAATAGGTGTTAGTTGTTCGGGTGTCATGACATGGTGATCGCCATAACCTAAGTTTTTAATTTGACTGTGCTTAATAAAGTCATCCCGTGTAACTGCGCCTACAATCTCCACAATAAAATCCTTGTGGTAGCGCACTAGAATGGCTGCATCGGCTTTGAAGTTAGACAGTTTGGTAAACAATAAGAACTTAGCCCGTGTCGTCTTAACATCGACCTTTAGACCTTGATATTCAAAATCGTATCCCTTGTCACCCCCCAAATAAATTTCGGTATTTACGGGTAAGTCCAAGTACTTGCTGACTGCCCACTCGCCTGTTAACCCTTCTCTGGCAAGCTGGAAGTTATCCCGTGCCTTGTCCACCCGTTTAGGGTTCGTTAGCCCATGATCCCGCTTGAACTTACAGCGCTCTGCGGCTGCCCATGAAATCTCATAGGTATCTAAACTGGATAAGAAATAGATCATGTCTTTTGGATAATCCAGTTAATTAGAAAGGCAAGCAGAATAACCATAAAAATGATGAGTACCTTGCAAACCGTATCCATCAAGCTATCGTCTTTTTCGTCAAAGTCCATGGTTACCTCAATGCCATCAACGAAATGATGCACAGCAACAAAGCTAATAAGTAAGCAATCCACTTGACTTGTTCCAAGCGTTCTCGTTCCCACAAACCGAGCATCACGCTTTGAATGAACTCGTTATCGTCATTCATGTAGTTAACGGGTGGTGGTACATACTTGCTGCCAATCATGACCTTGCCTGTGTTGTATGGAACTGGTTTCATCGTATCTCCTCGTTAGTGCCAGCTTGCTCAAAGAGATGGCTGGCGCACCTTACCTAACTATCCTTGCGGATTCTCCTCTGAGCTAGAGGGGATTACTTCAATCATTACTTGACAGCCACCGCCTTTAATCTGCTTACCACGCTCAATTAAGAGCTTTTGCACCTGGACATCCGAACTGAAAATGCCCGCACTCTCTAAACTATCTAAAATCGCTTTGGCACAGTTATCAATATCCATCAGCTTCTTATTGCGTGGTTGCAAAATAATATGAACCATGAGTGACTGTGAACCCAATTTTGGTACTCTCCCTTGTAAACACGCTACTAATACTTCTTGGCGGAATAACTGCCCACGCTTACTAATAAACCTACGATGCCCACTCGCTATCCAATAGTTATTAATGGATGGCGGGTAGGGCAAGTCCAGCTTAATCAGAATGGTACTTCACCGTCATTGGCATTAACTTCTCTTGGATACTGCTGTGGGTTTTGTGGCTTCCAAGTATCCTCAGACAAGCTAATCAACTGCCCTTTTGGGGTGTTCTTAGTCCAGCCAGCAATCTTGAGTGTTTGCCCAGCCTTGTAGTCCTCAGACAATAAGAGCGTACCTTTCCAATCAGGTGCTTTCTCATGCGTCTTAGGGAAATTATTAAATAACACTCCCTTGCCCATTTGGGCGATATGTCCGTTACTCATCAATCTCTCCTTAGTTCAGCTATTTTGGTTAAAAACTTCGATGTTTGCGTACCACTAAATGTCTTTGTAAAGGCATCATTGGCAGCTCGCAATTGGTTGTACTTCTTGGTTTTCTCTTTATCGTCATACTTGCTTGAGTTTTGGATACGACTAAAGATGTCTAAAAACCCTTCCATCCAATCCTCTAAGGATAGGTAGGTTGCATAGGGTTCTTCTTGACCTGGCACATACAGGTGTAGTT